GGTAAGAACGGATCGCCAAAGATATTACGAGATAGACTAATAAGAATACAATGTCGATTGTAGGCGTTCAGTTTGGCATCATGTCTCCCGAGGAGATCCTCCGGAGGTCTGTTGTCGAGGTCGTAACCGATAAGACGCATCAGGGCAACAATCCCGTCCCGGGTGGCGTGTTTGACCAGCGTCTTGGTGTCATCGAGAGCGGCAAGGTCTGCCCCACGTGCAAACATACCAACTTACAATGCCAGGGCCATTTCGGGCACATCACGCTCGCTCGCCCCGTCTATCTCTACCAGTTCCTTGATCACACTGTCAAGACCCTCAACTGCGTGTGCATCAACTGCTCTACGCTGTACATTGCAGGCATGTCTGGGTTCAACGAGGAGGCCTACCTGAACTCCGAGCTGAAGGGCATGGAGCGCCTCGCCGATATCCGCAAGCAGTCGGTGGATTTCGTCACCAAGTTCGCCAAGAAGGAGAACCCCGTGTGCGGAACCTGCGGTACCCAGATGCTCAAGAAGGTGGAGAAGATCCAAGGTACGGTTTGCACGCTCCAGGGCAAGCTTGCGGGTAAGGAGGAGGAGACCGTCGCTCTCCAGTCCGAGATGGTTCTCCGTTGCTTCCAGCGCATGACGGACAACACGGTCAAGATCCTCGGCTTTGACCCTAAGTTCTCCCACCCTGCCTGGATGGTCTGTACCGTTCTTGCTGTGCCTCCGCTGACGGTGCGCCCGCCAGTGATGATGGACGACAACCAGCGCATGGACGACGATCTGTCGCACAAGCTGATTGATATCGTGCGCAACAATCAGGAGCTCCGCAAGCAGATCGACAAAGGCGCTCCTCGCGACTACATTATGAAGCATACCGAGATGCTGGAGTTTGATGTCGCGACCTACGTGGATAACGATATCAAGGGCATGGCTCCGGCGGCTCAGCGCTCTGGCCGCCCCCTCAAGACGCTCAAGTCGCGTCTCGGTGCGAAGACGGGTCGTGTGCGCGGCAACCTCATGGGCAAGCGCGTGGATTTCTCTGCGCGTTCCGTGATTACGCCCGACGCCAACATTGACGTGGATGAGCTCGGTGTTCCCGAGGAGATTGCGCGCAACCTCACCAAGCCCGAGATTGTGACGCCTCACAATCGCGACCGCCTCATGTCGTACGTCCGCAACGGCACCAAGTATCCCGGTGCCAAGTCCGTGTTCCTGAAGGAGGAGAAGCGCATGATGTCTTTGAAATACATGAATCCCGATATGATTGATCTTCACGAGGGCGATATCGTGCATCGTCACATGATCGACGGCGACAACGTGCTATTCAACCGACAGCCATCCCTACACAAGGGCTCGATGGAGTGCCACCGCGTCAAGGTGCTGCCCTACTCCACGTTCCGCCTGAACGTGTCAGCCACTAAGCCGTACAATGCTGATTTCGATGGTGACGAGATGAATCTCCACCTCCCGCAGTCCATTGCAGCGGAGACCGAGCTCCAGCAGCTGGCCTCTGTCCTCCGCCTCATCATCAGTCCCCGCGAGAACTCCCCCATCATTCAGATGGTGCAGGATACGCTGACGGGCGCCTTCCGCATCTCGGATCCTCGCGTGAAGATCCCCGAGCACCTGGCGATGAATATCATGTCCCGCCTGAAGAAGCCCATGAGCGCCTACAAGCGCACGGGCGCCGACCGCACGGGCATGGAAGTTATCTCGGGCGCATTCCCCCTGATGAACTTTGACGAGCGTGTCACCATCAAGAACGGTCAGCTGGTCAAGGGTCGGCTGAAGAAGGGTGCGTTCAACACCACCTCAGAGGGTGTCCTCCACGTCCTCTACAACGACTTTGGCTACAAGCGCTGCGGTCAGTTCATCAACGAGGTGCAGTCGATCGTCACTAAGTTCAATATGCACACAGGATTCTCCACCGGTGCATCAGATCTCATTTCGAACAAGGAGACCACCGATTTCGTGGCGAGCACACTGGCACAGGGTCGTGCGGAGGTCCGCGAACTGCTGGCCAACGTCCATTCCGGTCGGTTTGTGAATATCAGTAGCCGCGAGAACGGCGAGGAGCTCGAGAACCAGATTATCAACATTCTCAAGAATGTCTCAGCCAAGATCTCGGGTCGTGTGATGGAGTCTCTGCCCCGCGATAACCGCCTCGTACAGATGGTCGAGTCGGGCGCGAAAGGCTCAGACCTCAACATGACGCAGATGGTTGCCCTGCTGGGGCAGCAGATTGTGGATGGTAAGCGTATCCAGAACACGCTGAAGGATCGCACACTCCCCCACTTCACCAAGTTCGACGATGGCGCTGAGTCTCGTGGCTTTGTCGAGTCCTCGTTCGTGCAGGGTCTGCGCCCAGCCGAGTACTTCTTCCACGCCATGGGCGGTCGTGAAGGTCTCATTGATACCGCCGTCAAGACCTCCGATACGGGCTACATCCAGCGCCGTATGATGAAGACGATGGAAGATATGCACGTCACCTATGACGGGACGGTGCGCAACAATATGGGTACAATCATCCAGTACCGCTACGGCGAGGACGGCGTGGAGTCGATTCAGGTGGAAGCTCAGCCGATCCGTCTGGCAATCATGACGCTGGAGGATATTTACAAGATGTTTGGTCTAAATCTGGCCGAACTGAACCCCCTCCTCGTGGAGGCGGTGAGCGAGGCTCCCGATCTGGTAGAGGACATTATCGCCGACCGCGAGATGCTAGTGCGCGACGTCTTCATGTTCATGAACACGGACAAGGTGCTGGCGCCCGTCCATCTCAAACGCCTGGTGGAGAAGTACCGCAATCCGTACTCGACCCGCTCGGACCTGACTCCGGCGTATGTGGTGGAGCAGCTGACCGCCATCATGAAGGAGCCGTGGATCGCCCCCAATCGCGTGTTCCACTGCCTCCTCCGCTACTACCTAGCTCCGCGGCGCTCGATCATCGAGTACCGCTTCACGAAGGAGATCTTCGACGAGCTGATTCGCGAAGTCCGCTTCCGCTACCTCAAGAGCTTGGTGCATCCGGGCGAGATGGTGGGTGCGCTCGCTGCACAGTCGGTGGGTGAGCCGGTGACGCAGCTGACCCTGAACACTTTCCACTCAGCCGGTACGGTCAAGGCCGGTGCCACGCAGGGTGTCCCGCGTATCCACGAGCTGCTGAGCGTGACGCGCAACCCTAAGAACCCCCTGAACTTCGTGTATCTGGACTCGTCGATTGCCGAGACGAAGGAGAAGGCGATCATGCTGTCTCGTGAGATCCAGCGGACGACGCTGCGCGATATCACCACAGCTGTTCGTATGTACTATGACACGGCTCCCCTGAGCCCTGACTCGGTGGTGGCCGAGGACCGCGAGATTCTAGAGACGTTCCGTCTGTTCTCTGTGAGCAACGGCGCCGAGTGTGCGTCTCCCTGGATTATGCGCCTGGAGCTGAGCACGACAGAGATGGCGGCTCGGTACATCCACGACCTGGTAGGTATCCAGAGCGCGATCGAGCGTGCGGGTCTGAACATCCTGCACTGCGTCTATACCAACAAGGACGTGGATGACAAGAGTGTGGTCATGCGCATCGTGTTCCCCGAGGATGTGGTCAAGGATCTCCTGACTCTCCGGTTCCTGGAAGAGCGTGTTCTGGATGTCGTGGTGGTCGGCATTGAGGGCGTGGGGCGTGTGTATCCCCGTGAGGTGAATAAGGAGCTGTCGTGGGACAATGCCACATCCACCTACATCTGCAAGAAGCAGTATGTCTTGGATGTGGAGGGCACCAATCTGTACGAGCTGCTGGTGCGTGACGACGTGGATCCTACGCGCACCTTCTCGAACGATATCCACGAGGTGTATGATGTCTTCGGCATCGAAGCTGCACGCTACGCCCTCTACGCAGAATTCACCGAGGTATTTGACGCTGCGGGTGCATACGTCAATTACCACCACATGGCAGTACTCCTGGACTCTATGACCTACCAGGGTCGCCTGGTGTCGGTGGATCGCTTCGGTATCGGCAAGCACGCCAACGGTGTCCTAGCCAACTCGTCGTTCGAGGAGACCTCGAAGCACCTGTTCAATGCTGCGGTCTCGGCGGAGTATGACCCCATGCAGGGTGTGTCGGCGAACATCATGTTCGGACAGAAGCCCCCGTGCGGTACGGGTCTGGTGGATATCCTGCTGGATGAGACCCGGCTGCAGGAGGGTGGCGAGGAAGATACCTTCTACGACTACCGCGCAGACGTGAAGGCGCGCACAGCGGATGTCAAGAAGAAGGCAGAGGAGGAAGCGGGTGCGACCGAGTGCAAGTTGGAGGATATTACGATGTGGTAGCACTATATACTCAAAGGGAATGTGGAAAGCCTCGGACGGTATTGGCGGTATCGAAGTCCTGGAAGTGATGGGAAATGACCTCACAGTGGTGAATGCCGCTCGCGTATCGTTTGCAAAGGAGTCGCACGACTTCTCGGGTGCTGACGAGAAACTTGTTCGTTACCTTGCGAATCATAACCACGTGACCCCATTTTTTCACCCCCAGATTCGTCTTCGGATCAAGATGCCAATCTTTGTTGCGCGTGAATGGTTCCGTCATCAGATCGGGTTTGCGCGTAACGAGGTATCTCGGAGGTACGTGGATTCTACTCCCGAAGTATGGACTCCTGCACCATCCGATCTTCGTGAGCGCGACCCTAAGGTCAAGCAGGGAAGTCTAGCGACGCCCGTTGATAATTCCGAGGCTATTTCAGAGGAGATTCGCGAGCGCAACAACGGGATGGTGGTGTATTATCAGAGCCTACTTGACCGAGGAGTAGCACCGGAAATCGCTCGGGGCGTACTTCCTCAGGGCATGTACACCGAGTTCATAGAGACGGGATCGCTTGCTGCGTATGCTCGTCTCGTAGGACTGCGCACAGATCCTAGCGCACAGCGAGAGATCCAGTCGTATGCCCACGGACTTGTAAGTCTTCTCCGTCCGTACTTTCCTGTCTCATGGAGTGCTCTAACAAAAACGGAAATACCCCCAGCTGTGAAGCCCGATATCTCATATACCTGCAATGTCCGCTACTTCCGAGACTGTGACAGCCGTTTCCGAGAAGTTTCAGTACGGACAACAAGTGAAGTTCGAGATTGTGGATGTCATCCACATGTTCAAGACCTCAAAGAGCCTTGTCCAGTATGCCAAGACGCGTCACCACGGCAACATTCTGTTGATGGACGATGAGATTCAGTATTCGACGCAGGACGAACATCGGTACCATGAAATGCTGGTCAGCCCAGTCTTTGATGGTCCTGGAAAGTACAAGGATATTCTGATCCTGGGCGGTGGCGATGGTCTGGCGGCAAGGACGATGTATGACACTATTGGGCAACAGACTATCAACTCGGTGACGATTGTGGATTGGGATCCCGAGTTTGTGGAGTTTGCGAAGATCCTCCCAGAGTCTGGCGGAGCGCTAACTGATCCACGGACTCTGCTGGTGTTTGAGGATGCACTGGACTTTGTCAAGAAGGGTGGGCGGAAGTACGATGCAATCTTGATGGATCTCCCCGATCCTGATGGGGTTGAAATGGAGAATCTCTATCGTTATATTCTGTACGCGCTACCTCCACTCTGCAAGCAAGACTGCATTGTGGTGTCCCACGTAGGTCCAGTGAGTCTGGACAATCATCATCCGTGCTGGGACTTCATCAGGCTGTTTCATGACAACATGATGGAGACTCTCGAGTATCCGGAGATTACATTGAATACGCGCTACATTCCTTCGTATGCGCATGAATGGGCGGTGATGTCAGCGTATATGGGTCGCACGTACCCGCAGAAGGACATGAACCATAATGCAGATATTATGGCGATCTATGACTCAGTGCTCACCGGCGACCCGCGCGGCGCGTACGACGGCCTCCCGTAGGGGCAGGCGAAGGTCCGCCAGGCTTAGGGGCAGAGGTGGGCAGGCCCGAGTACGGCGTCTCAGCAGGGCTGCCGCCAACAGACGCAGGGGCGAGCTGCTGACCTCCATAGTAGCTGGAGCCCTTTTTCGTCTTGGGCTTCTGAGTACGACCGCCAGACATCAGGGCAGGGTTGCCCTTCCACGTGGCGTCAGGGAGGCGCTGGGTAGGGGCCGCACCATCGGAGAGGACGGAGCCCGTGTAGGGGCCGCCCGCGAACGAGTACAGCTGACCACCCTTGTGCTTGCGCGTACGACGGCCGCCCATCGGGCCCGCCTTGCCCATCATCTGACCGCCCTTCTTAGCGCTCTTCCACGACGGCTTCGCGGCCTTCATGGCATCTCCGAGGGACATGCCAGGCTTCTTGAAGGACATTACGTGCTTGATCCAGGGGCTCATCTTTCCACGGCGACCACCATCCATATCGTCGCTCATTTTATTCTTTAGGTAGACTTTATTGTGAAGTCGTACATAGGAGATGACATCCGCTTGGGCTGGAACGATACGTTGGGATTCTGGGGCGCCGGCTCCTTGTATGTCAAGGGCTTGTAACGCAGCGGCTCGGGCTTGATGGCAAACGAGCTCTCCAAGAACTTTCCAGTATAAAGTTCCATCGCATTGTCCAGGCTGCCGTACATCATGCCAACCCACTGGCATCCGTAGGCAAAGCAGATTTCGGGGTTAGAATTTTTGAACGCGGTTGTATCCATGTCTGGAACAACCATGGTGATATTGCGCTTGTTGAACTCAATCAGCTCTTCATGATCATATGTTTGAGCAGCCTCGGTATATGTCAAGCGACGCATGCGCGACGACGACCACGAGATATTCACCAGCTCTTCCATTCCGTTGCCCTTGGTGGCATCGTCGGATGTGACAATTAGCTTGCCCATCAGATTGCAGATCGGCTCCACCGCCAGATTCTTGCGCTGGAAGCTGTATGACGAACTCAGCATGAACTTGCGCAGGGTGGTCTTCATAATATCTGCACACTCGTTGATGAGAGCCGTGTTGTTGGTGTGGAAGACGATGCTAACAACAAAGGGGTTCTTATATCCTGCTGTTACGTCTGCACTAAATGCTGAATTGGCAATCTCCGTGCAGCAGTCCTCGAACGGCAGAGTGTTGTAGGTCAGCATCTTCAGAGTCTTTTTGCTTCCTACACCCACAACTGGCTTCTTATTCACTTCGTAGATATGGAGCTCAACTAGACGGCTACCCGCGCGAATTACCTTTTCAATTGCCTTGGGGGTAATATACGTATAGACGGTCGTCGCAGGGAGAATCGTGTATCCCGATGATGCCATATAGTAGTCGCATAGCGTATCCTTGTTGGGGCAGGCTAGAGGCGTAGGCTTAATGAGATCAGCGTAGATATTGAGGTTCTTGGTGAGAACATCGCTCCCGGGGACATTTCCGTTCAAGTGGATCACAAAGAAGTAGGTTACCAGAGAGACAACGAGCAGTGCTCCGCCGACAAGCATGAGTACAGGGATACGACTCAGCCACTCTGACCACTCCATTACTCTTACTTGCGCGAATTCTTATACTCAAAGAACAGCGGGCGCATCAGTTTGATGACATCGTCGGGAACCTTCTCGTCCATCGGGATATCAAACAGCGAGCAGTGTAAGAAGTAGATACAGTACATTCCACACTGAGATCCCTTGTACTGGTGACGCGTGTTGTTATAGAACAACTTCATAGGCTGCGGATGAATTTTTAGGGCATCGATCTGACCCTTCCAGCGTTCCATAAGACGTTTGACTTCCTTCTCGGGCGCACGAGCATACGAATCAAAGTAGGTCATCTGAGGGTACTCTAGTTCAGGACGAATATCAGCAAATCCAGCAATCCAGTGTTCGCCCGGTCCGTCGTGGGGATCCG